CCAGAAGTGGTGTTAGCAGACAAAGCGCCAGAACCAAGCGCCGTGTTGTTGTTTCCGGTCGTGACAGCGCCTAAAGCCGCGTTTCCAAATGCGGTATTTCTTGAGCCAGTCGTATTATTATCTAAAACTTGATGGCCCATCGCCGTGTTGCTTGCGCCTGTAGTATTTGCGCTAAGTGACGCATAGCCTACAGCCGTGTTGTCGGCTCCTGTAGTGTTTGCATCCAAAGACAAAGCGCCTACGGCTGTGATCTGCTGTGCAGTTGTGTTGAGAGACAACGCACTATAACCAATTGCCGTGTTATATGCTGTTGTGACGGAAGTAAAGTTTTGAGCACCCAGCGCATTCCAACCAACAGCCACACTTCGTGCGCCTTTAGTGTCATCCTTTATAGCCTGATAGCCAAGAGCAACGTTTCTACCTCCTTCGTTTTGATCTTCAAGCGCATAGTTACCGAGAGCTACGTTGAAGTTTGTTGCGGCATTAGAACCGCCTGATGTGTGGCCGTCACCCGCTTTATAACCCATGAAGATATTGCCACCACCTGTGGCAAGGCGACCAGCGTCGTAACCAATAGCAATGTTGTAATCTGTAGTCGTATTAGAAGACAGTGCGCGATAGCCAATAGCTACTAAGCCATCGCCCGTTGTGGTATTTGAAAGCGCGTTAGCACCTACTGCAACAGACTGATAGCCTTCAGTGTTAGCATTCATTGCCTGATGACCAACGGCCACATTCAATGTGCCTGTGGTGTTTGCGCCAAGTGAAGAATTACCGATTGCAGTATTTTGACTTGCTGTAGTGTTAGCGTCTAATGCGCCATAGCCTACAGCAACATTACTTGCGCCTGTGGTGTTTGCGCCAAGTGAGTTATAGCCCACTGCTGTATTGTTAGCGGCCGTTGTACTACTAGTTAGCGCTGATCTTCCTACTGCAACATTAAGACTTCCTGTTGTATTAGCTAGGAGTGCTACAGTGCCTAACGCAGTATTGTTATTGCCTGTTGTGGCATTTGATAACGCCAGATATCCAAAGGCTTCGTTATTCGATCCAGTGGTGATAGCATCGCCAGCAAAACCTCCTACAATTGTATTTTCTACGCCTGTGGTTACAAACTTACCAGCGGCATATCCAACGGCTGTGTTATACATATCAACAGCAGAAGCTGGATCTTGTGTAAACAAAGCCTCATAACCAATAGCAACACTTCTACTTCCATCGACGTTAGTGTAAAGCGCTTGTGTGCCTAAAGCCGTGTTCCTTGAGCCTGTTGTGTTCAAGCCCATAGCTTCATAGCCAATAGCGGTGTTGTAGTCAGAAGTTGTAGAAGCTCCTAATGCTGTCTGACCTATAGCGATATTTCTTATGCCAGTAGTGTTAGCGTCTAATGCCTGATAACCAACTGCAACGTTTGATGTGCCTGTCGTAGTAGAACCTAGAGCCTCCCGACCAACGCCTGTATTATTAGAGCCAGAAGTCAGCGCACCCAGAACTCCTTGTCCAACTGCTGTGTTATTAAAGGCGGTGGTAGCAACCAACATGGCATCTCGACCGACCGCGACATTGCTGTCACCTGTCGTTAGGTCTCGTAAGGCTCTATTGCCCACGGCGGTATTGTAATTTGCGCCTGACTCAACACTGCTTAAAGCGGTATCACCAAGCCCAACGTTTTGTGTACCCGTAGGATAGTTACCATCCAGCTTGATTGTTCCGCCATCGACTGACAGGTTGCCGGTGATAGTAGAGCTACCAAAGGTGTTGCTATTACCAGAAACAGTAATGCTTCCTGACATGCTTGCTGTTGTGCCAGAAATAGCACTGGTAAATGTGGTTCCACCAAGGCTGTTAGAGTTGCTTGTGCTTGTGATAGCCGCAGAAGAAGTAAGGCCATCTACTACAGCAGTGCCAGTAACGTCGATGCCCGTATTTGTCGTTTCGAGCTTAGTGTTTGAGTTGTACTTTATGACAACTGCGCCACCATTCGTCGCCGTAATATATGTTGCATCATCTGCTGAATTTCTAATTTGCAATTCAGTAGCAAGAATTTTTAGGTTGCCCGTGCCTTGTTCTGAAACATAGCTGTGGCTTCCGTCGTGATACAGTTGCAAGTCGCTACCAGCACCGAAGATAGCCTTGGAAGAATCAGCAAAGGTGATGTCGTCGCCCGTGCCTACAGCAATGTCTGTACCGCCGGTGGCATTACCTGCGGCCAGCACTTCCGCCAGCGTATCGGTGACGCCGGGATCAACTTTTGCCATCGCGTCAACGACTGCCGCGCCAGAGCCTGCTCCGTCGAGATAGACTACGGCAGTGCGGCCGGTTGCAATGGTGACGTTTGCACCAGAGCCCTGAGAAATAGTAATTGACTGCGAGCCAGTGGTCGCGTTCTCAATAAACATCACACGCGAAACTGTGTTAGGCCCAATTGTCAATGTGCGGGTTGCAGTCAGCGTGGCCGATGAAGTGACCTTGAAGTAAAACGATCGGGCTGGGTCAGTAGCGCCATCTGCTACCGTCGTGGTAGCGTCAGCGTCTGAAGAGAAACAATTTTGCGTGTTATAACCTAACGCTTCGCCGATAAGCTCAAGGGATGTATTCGTGGTTGTACCCCACGTTCCCGAGCCTTCACCTGTCGCAAGCTCAGTAAGGCGCAAGTTGTTGACATAAGTAGCCATAAGTTTTTCCTCTTAGGCGGCGTCCCGCCCTGCTTCAATTTCCGTCCATGTCGGATCTTGTGTATCGTCTATCGTACTATAGCTTGGAGTCTGTGAAGTAGATATTGCCGCATAACCCGCAGACTGGCTATTGTCAATCTCAGACCACCCCGGTGACTGGGAATCATTTATCTGATTGTAATTAGGGTCTTGGTCCGTGTCTATCTGAGACCAAATAAACAGTGAGCCTAGCGCAAAATTAGCCTGTACGCCCGTCAACTCGACAATTGAGTCCGCGCTAGTCTCTACTGCGCCAATGGCAGAGTTGATTTGCTGGCCTGTAACCGACACGTCTTGGCGGATCTGAATGACCACAGCGCCAATGGCAGAGTTGATTTGCTGGCCGTCTGGCGTGACATCTGCCTGCGCAACGACGCTTACATCACCAAGGCTTGCGGTCATGCTAACGCCTGTAACCTCCACAAGCGCTACCGCATCAACCTCAATACTGCCTACCGCAGACGTAGTTTGCTGTCCCGTGGGCGTTACATTAGCAATGCCAGTGACTGTGAGAGAGCCCACAGATGCCGTTGCGCTGACACCTGTCGGTGTAACGTCAGCATTGGCTTGAACTGTGACAGAACCTAGCGATGCGGTCATGCCAACGCCAGTGACCTCGACGTTTGCTACGCCGCTCACTGTCGGGGCGCCGACACCTGCTGTGGTCTGCTGACCGTCTGGAGTGACGTTTGCTACGCCAGAGACGCTAACTGCCGGGTTGAAGCCAGACGTAATACCAAGGCCGGTGACGTCAACATCTGCGGCCGCATTGACTGTGGGGGTGCCTAGCTGGGCTGTGGACTGCTGGCCATCTGGGGTGACATTAGCGAGACCGATAACATCGACACTGCCGACCGACGCGGTTGCGGATTGGCCGTCTGGCGTGACATTGGCTTGTGCATTGACCGTTACTGAGCCAAGAGCAGAGCTGATACTGAAGCCTGAGACCTCAACAATCGCCTGCGCAATAATCTCCACATCGCCTAATTGCGACGTGACTTGCTGGCCAGTAGGGGTGACGTTAGCGGCGGCGACAACCGAAAGGCTACCGATCCCGCTAGTTATTTGCTGGCCCGTGACCTCTACCGGGAGAGCGGTGCCCCAAGCACCCTCGCCCCATCCGCCACGGCCCCAGCCGTTGATGTTAGCCATCGTTTAACAGTTCGAGTGCTTCGTCTAAATCAGCTACGGACGAATTCATGATGTCTCTGATAGAGCCGCTCATGAAATCGGTGGCTAAGGACGCATTCAAACGGTTGATAACTTCTTGTATCAGTTCTTCGGCAGTCATGGTGGCCTCCTATTAGGAGACCATCATACCCTTAATGCTGTGTTGCGACAGCCTGATATTTGCGCTTCTTGAGCACCTTCTCGACCTGACGATAGTGCCATTCTTTCTCGCTTTGCAAGGAATTAAGCTCTTTTGCGATGTATCTGTAGCCTCGGCCACGGTTGTGCAGTTTGTGGATAACTTGAATCCACTCCTGCTCCTCGGGCACTTCAACAAGGCGCACACGCTTCTTGTTGCCGTGTTTTTCTTCCTCGGTGCGCCAACCATAGGGTACGCCGCCACCGATGTAATAACCTCGCGAAGCCCAGTCCATTTTGCCTTCACCGAAGCGATCTCGGATGTTGGCGTGTTCGATCTCAGCTACGGCCGACAGAACCATGAGCATAATCTTGTTGACCATGTCATTCATATCAAAACGCTGGTCTAAGCCGTGTACCTTGGGTCGCTTTTTGTGCACGACCGGCATATCGCCGAACTGCTCGCAGAAAAAGAGCTGGATGCCGATGTCCTCCAAGATCGGAATAGTCGATAGTAAATCCTGAGCTGATCGAGAAAAGCGATCAAGGCGGGTCGCTATGACCACGTCGTGCTCTTCGATAACGTCAGTCATGGCCCTCGACGCAGGTCTCTCCAAAATGTCGGTCGTACCTGACACCCCGTCGTCGATAAACCATTGGTCAATGGCCCGGTTGTACTTATTGATCGAAAAGTTGGTGATCAACTGCTTTTGTTGATCAATAGAAACACCTGACCGGCACTGCTCCTGCGTTGAGACGCGGACATAGCCGTAAATGCGGTGTTTGTATTCGCGAGGTTGAACGATCACTTTATGCCTCCTTTGTAACCGTAGTCTGCCATCTCCTCGTGCAGACGCTTCCAATCGATGTCGAGCGGGTAATGATCGTCTGCCCGGTCAGCAAACATGGTGAATCCATCCTTCTGAAGCTCGACAGCTCGGTAAAATTTGGGCACACCATCATAGACGATGTCCAGACCATGCAACTTGCAGGTCCTGCGCACCCGGTTGTAATACCGTTTTTTCTCCTGAGCGTTAAGCACCACGCGCCTCCTCAGAAACTATCGCCTGCGCTATCTGCTGGCGGATGTCCATGATCTGCTCGATCGTCTCCTTCGGATGATTGAAATCCTGTATCAGAGCGCTCAGTTCGAGAAGGAGCAGGTCAGCCTGCTCCATGGTTAGTTCGACTTTCATTCTCCCTCCTAGTGAAAACTAGCGATGGCGGCAATAATCTCTTGCTCTCGTCGCTTGTAGTTGTTGATTCGGATGACGTCTTTCTCGGTTATCTCTGAAAGTCGACTGGCATCCATGTTGTCTCGCAAGTCTGCGAGCTTGATGTAGCAGGCGTACAGGTCGCGCTTGATCAGTTGGTAATACAGATCGTCTGGAATCTCCTTGGTGAGCAAGGTGACGTACCGCTTAACCTTGTCGCCAAACATCTGCTGGATGTCGAGATGACTAAAGTGTGAGTCCTCAATAACATCGTGCAGAACCGCCGCAACCAAAACTTCTTCAGGACAGTCGGGGCACATCTGCTCAACGGTGGCCATGACTCGGAGTGGGTGCAAGATGTACGGCGCACCCCCCTTGTCAACTTGGCCCTCGTGAGCGTCAAGAGCCAAAGCGATTGCCCTCTCTATAGCACTCATTTTTTCCCTCCATTCATCGTTCCACGTGGAACATTGATAATTATAGGGTATGCCGTGTCGATGTGCAAGCTTTTATAGGTATGTATTGTTTGTGATAAATTACCAAAACTAATGCCGTGTCGATGTGTACACAAGCGCATTTTTGTGTATACTGGGATTGTGGTTGGGATGGTCCTGATCACGAACGAGGAGAAAGATATGGATATTCAGGAGATTCACTACGAAGCCAAGTGTGCGGCGGCCGAAGCGGCTAAAGCACGAGCGGCTCAGTGGGG